TCCCAATGGTTCATCAGCTCATCGACGTCATGGATCAACGTGCTGGCGGTCAGCATGTTGTCGATGTTGATGACGCGCTCGCCGAACTTGAAGTCGTTGAGGTAACCCGAGGCGGCCTCAAGAATGTTGTCGCCAGGCGTGTGCCACTTGGCGGTCGCCTTGCCGTAGATGGGGAAGGTGGCAGACTTACCAACCGCGATGGTGCGGTTGCGGACGAGGGGAGCGAGAACCAGCTTGGTCTCGTAGTTGGAGAGGATCTCTCCGCTGAAAACCTTGAGGAACAGCTCGCGCTTGTCAGAACCGGCGTTGTTGGCGCCCTGACGGTTCCCCGTGAAATTGAACTCACCAGCCATTGTGGTGACTCCTTGTGATTACGATGCGATGGCAGTACGGGTCAGCCCGTTCGACAACCGGCATCGACGCGAGGGTGTCCCCCTCAGGGGGCCTCAGCGGATGCGGGATGACGTTCCCCGGACCTCATCATCACGGCCCTGCCTGAGCCGCAATGAAGCGTGAATCACCGATCCGTGGTTTCCCACGGAGCGGCAGTTGTTTCGGTTTGCCGGTGGTTATCCGATTTGATAACCAACAGCAACAAAGTGCAACTTATAGTTCCACTTTGCTGTCGATCAGAAGTTGAACTTCTTGGTCTTGCACAGCCAGTAGCCAAAGCTGGCTCCGGAACCAAACACGAACGCAGCGACCATGATTTCGGTGAGCATCACTTGATCTCCTTCTGGGCGTCTTTGAACGCCCGGTCCCAGAGCGGATCCGCCCTCTTGGAGGCAATCCACTCCCTAATGGTTTCTGGCTTCTCTTGCGAAAGGGCTGACGCTGCCAGCGTCGCGTCAGCCTTGGTCTTGCGAGGAATCCACCCGAGCACGGCTCGAATCCCGCTGCCAATCCCGGTTTGAGCCAGCAACACCACCACGGCGATCAGCACCGCGGCGATGGCTGCCCATTTCAGGAAGTCCATAAGGTCAGACGGCTTGTTCTGGACGTTCGGGAGTTCCTTGTGAATCCCGGCGGCGAGCCCATCAATCTTGCTTGCCCTTGAGACAACCTCGTCGTCCCCGATTTCTTCTCCGTGAATTACCAACTCACGGGCTTCTTCCCGGATTGAGTTGGAAGACACCGCGATGCGCTGAACCGGGTTACACCCGGAAAGCAGCACGGCAAGGAGAACGATCCGGATCATCAGTCTGAGACAAACTGGGACGACGCCATCTTCCGGGCGACTTCCTGCCGATACGCCGGATCACGCTGGTATCGGGGGTCGCGCATGGCCGAAACCATCTCCGACTTGCTTCGGAATCCTGCGGGGGTGGCAACCGCCTTGCCCTCAATTCGGACCGGCTGTCCGCCCTCGGCAGCGAACCTGACCGCGAGATTCTTGACGGCAAAGGCTGCGGCCTTCATGTCACCGGATGCCATGATTCCGTTGAATGCCTCCTGCTCGTCTGCGGACAGCGAGGAGGAGGCCCACTCAATCACCTGCTGATATGAGTCCCGCCCACCCACCTGTGCGTAAACCGCCTCGGCCTGGCGATCAGCGAGGGCCTTCTGCCCCTCGATGTAGGCGTCTACCACCTGCTTGCTCAGGCCAAAGTTCTGGAGTTTGCCGTAGGACTCTTCTGAAAGAGCGCCTGATGTCCGGAACTCAGACACGAACGAGTCCAGAGCCTCCGTCCCGATGAGCTTCTCCGCAGACTCACCCGGCTCTGCCTCGGGCTTCTCGGAGGACCCGAGCTTCTTCTGAAGTTCAAGGTATGCCTTCTCGAGTTCCTGAGCGTCCTTGAACTTTCCCGCAAGCGGTGCGGGCGGCTCCGGGGCAGCCGGCGGCTGGGAAGCCGATGCAGCTGCGTCACCGAAGTCGCCCGCCGGCTCATTGGCCTGCGCCGCCTGCTGGGCTGCGGCCTCAGCGCGGGCGATGTACGCCGCGTCGTTGGGGCCCGTGGAAGGGTCGGTCGTGAACACCGGGGTCGATTCAGCCATTCATTGCTCCTTGTCCCTGGGGCATCTGCTGCCCGATCAACTTCGCTCCACCCTGGATCACCGAGGGCCCGAGCTTCTCCGTCATGGCCTGCTGCTGCGCCTGCTGCGCCTCGGCCTGCATCTGCTCTTGGCTCTTGACGAGACCGTTGAGGTCCAATCCAAGACTCGAGGCGCGGCGGACGAGGTAGCCCTGCACGTCGAGGTACTGAGCGACAACCTGCGGCCCAAGCGCGTCTCGGATCCCGGCAAGGAAGATGTCGAGCTTCTGGAGGTCCTGCCCACGCCCGAGTGCATCCAGCCCCGTGACGATGATGGGCCGGACAACACCCTTGGGAAGCCGACGGACCCGCTTCTTGCGGAGCATCTGGTTCATCACCAGAGTCACCAACGGCTGACTCAACTCTTCGCTCAGAGTTGCAAACACACCGCCGAGGCTCGACTCGAGCTCTGCAATCATGGCGCGAATCTCGGTAGCGGTTACCCGCTCTCCTCCGCGCTGGACCGACGTGTTCAAGAGGAACGCCTGACCGAGCCGCTCCTTGATCCCATTCATGGTCTCAAGAGCCACTCGGAAATCGTTGTACTTCTCCACCTGAAGAACGCCAACGTCCTCCGGGTTGCCTTCGCGGATGGCGCCATTCGGAGCATCCTGCAAGGTCCGTGCTGCGGTGAGTCCGTTGGGATTCACCAGGAACAGGATTCGGGATGCTGCCAGACTTGCCTCGACAATGCTCCGAGTGAGCGCCTCGAGGGAGATGAGGTCACCGAGGTACTCCTCGACGAGACCACGGCCGTAATCCTCGTTTGCCACCCGGTTCCAGCGGAGAACGATGTACGGTAGATCATCCGTGGAGTAGGTCCGACGACTGCCGGGGACCTCCATTCCAAGCACTTCCTGCCACGTCTCAAACCCCTTCTCGCGGCGACAGACGGCGGTGTAGACGTCAATCTCCCGCTGAGAGTCACCGTACTGCTCCACCGCAAGCGCACGGATATCCGGGGGCAGCGCCTTGACCGACGCCGTCTCCTTGGTGACAAGGTGGATCACGTTGTCCGAGGCATCCCGCTCAACCGAATAGTTCTCAAGCCCCCGGAACCGCCACTTGCCATCGGTGTTGAGCTCAAGGAGACCGTTGCCCGCGATCAGGAGATGGCGCATGGCCTCATACATGACGGGCCGCGTCTGCATCCCCTCAATCTCATCCATGATTTCCCGCTCCATTTCGGAGAAGGCATAGTCCAACTCGGAGAGCATCTCCTGCGAATCCGCCTGCCGGATTGCCTCCCGACTCATGGTGAACCGGAAGAACGGAGTATTCGGGGGGAGCAGACTCAGGAGCAGCTTGGCCGCAAGGTTGTTCACACCCCGCGAACCAAGGCTGTTGTAGGGGGTGGGAAGCGCCGTGACCGAACCCGACCCTGCCGGCGGGTACGCGAAGGGGAGCGTCAGGGCGGCACACTCCCGCGCCCGGTTGACATACGACATCTTCCCGGCTTCGAGATGAAGCCAGAGGCTCTTGGCTGATTCCATTGATTTCTTTAGGTGCCCGGGATCTGGGCCCCGGTACCACCGGCTTCGCCCATCGGGATCGTCAGGAGGTCAAGCCCGAAGCCGCCCTTCCGCCGCTTCGACCGAGTCGCCGCCGTAGGCGTCATCGACTCAGTCATCTTCACCGGAGCCGGCGGCGGAGGCGGCGGGGGAACCGGCTTAGGAATGCTCGGGCTGCACACGGGTCTTCTCCTGTTGTTCCTTGGATGTCTTCTCGAGGAATTGAATGACAGACCAAGCCCCAACGCGGAACCAAACCTGACGATCTGAGTCGTCAAGTTTGGGCACCGGAACAGGGAACCTCTTCTTCAATGCGTCCACCATTGCGGGGTGGATCAGCGGTAGGTCATCCATGGTTGTCCATAGGTGCCCCGGAGGTCTCCCCAATATCGTCCAACGAACCGGGAAGGCGCCCCTCCTTGATCCGGTCAAGCGTCCAAATGAACGCTGCGAGATTCCATCGACAAGCCAACAGGTGCGGCTCGTCTCGGTGTCCAGCCATGTACTTCGCAAGGTGACGGCAGGCCGAGTCGAGGTAACGGGAGAGCGGCTGGCCCTTCTCCCAGTTACGGTCGCCGTACTTCTTCGCGCCCAGCTCGATGTACTTCGCGTCGGCCCAGACGACCTCCCACGGCAGGAGGTCGAACCTCCCCTTACCGTCTCGGGTGTCCCGACGGCTCCCCGTGTCCCAGGTCTGACGGGCACCCGAATCCTTTAGGGTCATGCCGTCCTGGCGGTGCTCATGCGCCGACTCGACGCACCCCCACTCTCCGCAGATGTTGCACTCGCCGCTCATGGCATCAACCTCGTTTCTGCATCAAGTCGAGCAAGATCATCCATTGCGCGTTCAGCAAGCCTGCGCCTCGCCTCGTCGCGCTCGGCGCGTAGACGTTCGATCTCGTCAGCAGCCTCGCGGTTCATCAATTCCACGCTGCGTTCGTTGTGAAAGACAGCGCGTAGTCGGGTCACAATGTCCTTCACTTGCCGTCCTCCTCTTGATGAGCATCGGCCTCAAGGTCCGCCTCAAGTCGCCGTGACTCATCAAGGTCTTCACGCAAGGGGCGGCAGTAGCGACACAGCTTCTCAATAGGGTCAGTACGCCACGCGCAAAAGCACCCATCACTCATCGGAGCCCCCCATCCCTGGGCCAACCCGAGACGCAATCTCGGCGATCATCTTGAGCTGGTCGATGTGTAGGTCAACCGACGCAAGGTGCTGGTCACTTCCGTCTGGGCCCATCTTTGAGATCATCAGGCAGGCGTAGTAATCGCCGAAGTTGAAATCAAACTTGCATCGAAGGTCTCCATCCCGCTCGCGGTCATGCCCCTCAACACGAACGGTTGTCTCCCACGAAGGGAGATGAATCTCCACCCAGGAATCGCTCTTCATGCTGCTGCCTTTTTCGGGGTCCACAGACGCACCCGCGATGAACTCTTGATGTAATCGCCCTTCCGCAGGATGTAGGCCATGCGGG